TTGATAGTAATATAACTGAAGATAAATTTTTAATAGAATTGGATTTAAAACGTAGAGAATTAGAAAAAGAAAAACAGAGATTCTTTGACCAAAGGTCAGCATATAACAAAATAGTAAGAGAAGATGCGAGACGTGATGAATTAAAAGACATTATAACAAATACTATAAAATATATTGAACCTTATAAAAATAATAATATTTTGAAAGTAGATTATTTACCTAATGATTTATTAGTTGGATTAAATGACCTGCATTTTGGAATTGAGATTGAAAACTATTGGAATAAATATAATTCAGAAATAGCAAAGCAAAGACTTGAAAAATATTTACAAGAAATTATATCTGTGCAACAATTACATAAATCTGAAAATTGTTATGTTTGTGCAAACGGAGATTTAATTTCTGGGGCAATTCATTATACAATTGCTCTAGCAAATAGAGAAAATGTTGTTGAGCAAGTAATGGGAGTATCAGAATTAATTTCGTGGTTTTTAAGTGAATTAAGTAATCATTTTAAAAATATTTATTTCTCTGTAGTGGCAGGAAATCATAGCAGATTAACAGTAAATAAAGATATGAGTCCTAAGAATGAGAGACTTGATGATTTAATACCTTTTTATGTAAAAGCGAGATTGCAGAATTTAAAGAACATATTCATTATAGAAGATAAGGTTGATAATACAATGTCTTTGGTCGAGATAAGAGGATTGAACTATTTAGGAGTCCACGGAGATATGGATACTGTAAATGGTATTTTAAAACTTATTGAAATGTTACCACAGAAGATTTATGCAATAGTTTTTGGACATTTACATCACAATGCCACTAACTTTACTCAAGGATATAAAACATTAATGTCAGGAAGCCTCATGGGAGTCGATGACTATTGTATTGAAAAACGTATTTTCGGTAAAGCACAACAATTAATAAGTGTTTGTGATAAAAATGGTGTTAAATGTAGTTATGATATAATGTTTCAATAAACAAATAATATAAAATTAATATACTCCTTTAGAATGTTTATCTATATGGAGTTTTGAGGTAGAATGTTTTTCTACCCTCTTTTAATTTATAGATATGAAAACAATTGATATTAGGCAATCAATAATATAAAAATAAGCGAGGATAGTTTATGAATAATACATTTGTCAAAGTAGAAGATGGAATAAGTATCTATGAAAAAATGTATAATGAATTACTTGATAATAGAATTTTATACTTGAATAGTGATATAGATGACAACACCGTAGATATGATAACTATGCAAATAATAATAGCAAATGAAAGAGAAAAATCAATACAAGAAAGCGAATTGAAACCTATATGGATTTATTTAAATAGTTACGGTGGTTCAGCCGATGTATGTCTTCATTTAATTCAAGTAATTGAAGAATCTCGTATTCCTATAAATGTAAAGGTTTTAGCAATGGCTGCTTCAGCAGGTTTATATCTAGCAGTGGCTTGTAAACATAGAGTTAGTTCTAAAAACTCTATCTTCCTACTTCATAAAGGAAGTATTCAGATTGCAGGAAATATGAGCGAGGCAGAAGAAATTATGGATTTCTATAAGAATGAAGTACAAGAGAAAATGGATGATTTACTTATAAGAAGAACTAAGATTACCAAAGAAGAATTAAAGAAAATTAGACGAAATGAAACATATTGTTTAGGGGAAAAGGCTTTAGAACAATATGGGTTTATTGATGAATTAATATAAAACTATAATTAGAATTAAAAGGAGAAACAAAAGGAACGAACATAATACACAAAATTAATTTCAACGATGAAGGCATTTACGAAGAAAAATACCTGTACAATGGTCAAGAAATTACAGAGACACAATTTGTGGGATTGGCTGAAGATTTAAAAGATTATGACAACGTTGAGGATTTTGAAGATGAATGTGATGATTGTTGTGGCTGTGGTGGATGTGGAAAAGAAGATGATTTAGAAAATAAAGGCATATCTGTAAAACTAAATGTTAGTTTAAATCCAGATGATTTAGAGGATATACTTGATACCGTAGATTATTTAGAAGAAAAATTAAGTAATATTAAGGTTAAATTTAGTTTATAAAACCTAATCAATAATCCCTACCTTCCTTTTCTTTATGAGCTGGACTTAGTCCGATAGCAAGGAGTTGACTGTAGGGTTTATTATATATTATAAAGAATTTTAGAGTGAATATTGATAACTGCTCTTATTTAGATAAGGGCAGGATTGAGTATTTATTTTTACATTAAAATTTAAAAGGGAGATGAAAATCGGATGCCTAGAGCAAATAAAAACAGTAAACAACTAAAAGCGGTGTCTGGTGAAGGATATTGCAGAAAATGTACCAATACATTGCCACTAGACAAATTCTACGAAACAACAAACAGGGATTTAGATACAAATGGAAAAACATCTATTTGCAAAGAATGTTGTAATTCTATTTATGATGTATATGCTGATAAATATAAAAGTATGGAAAAGGCTTTATATTTGACTTGTCAAGATTTAGATATGATGTTCAGTAAAGAAACTTTATTGCAAACACAATCTCATATAAATGGAATGGTGGAAAAAGGAAAAAATATAACTAAAGTTTTTGGTATTTACAAAAGTAAATTAAGCTCTACTGGTAAAAACAATTCAAAATTAGAGTCTATTAGATTTAAAGATAGTAATGAATTAGTAGATGAACAAAATAACGATGTAACAAGTGATAGTTTTGATGAAGATATAGAAGATGATTTAATATTATTTTGGGGTAGAGGATTTGATTTAGATGACATAATATTTTTAGAAACGGAATTGTCAAGTTGGAAACAAACTCATAAATGTGACAATCAGGCAGAATTAACATTATTGAAAGAAATATGTATAAAAATTTTAGATATAAGAAAATCAAGGGAAAAAAAAGAAAATGTAGGGACTCTTCAAAAAGAGCTACAAGACCTGTTTAAAACTTGTTCTGTTGACCCTGCAAAAGCAAATTCTGCAAGTGCAGGTAAGTCTCATGAGGCATTTGGTATTTGGGTTAAGGATATAGAACAACTTCGTCCTGCTGAATGGTTTGAACAACAAGAAAAATATAAAGATATGGATGGTTTCGTTCCGTATATAAAGAATTATATAGTTCGTCCCATAGAAAATTTCTTAACAGGTGTGAGAAATTTCTTTGTAGACGATAATATTGATGCGGATTTGGATAGTGTTGATGTTACTTCAAATGACGGTGAAACAAATGGGTAAATCGTATAGTAAATATGAAAATGACTTTAAGAAATACTCAGGTCATAGCAATCAATTTAAAGCACCTAAATCAATGATAAAAGAAAAAGATAGAAATGAATTATGGCAAGAAAATCTAATTGATTGGATTACATTCTATCGCCGTAATATTCATAGATTTATACAACATTATTTTGGAGTACAATTATATTGGTATCAAATTATATGGATATATTTTATGAGTATAAGTGAAAGTTTTGTTACAATAGCATCGAGAGCCTCTGCGAAATCGTGGCTAATCGCCCTATTAGCATATGCTCGTGGGTCGCTTTACCCCAACAGCGAAATTGTAATCGTGGCAAATTCTATGAAACAGGCTGCGGTTATTTTTGGAAAGATGGCAAGATTAAAAGATGATTATTCAAATATTGCAAGAGAAGTAAAAGATTTTTCTGATACTCAAAATAACTGTAGTTGCCTATTACATAATGGTACAACAATTAAGGTTGTAGCGTGTCAGGAAAGTGGTCGTGGAGAACGTTCAACTTTCACAATTGGAGAAGAATTTCGGATTATGGATAAACAGAAATTCGATAGTATAGTAAAACCTTTTGCCTATGCTAGACAAACTCCTTATTTAAAAAATCCGAAATATTCAAATATAAAAGTATTAATAGAAGAACCAAGACAAATTCTTATATCTTCTGCATATCATAAAGGTTTGTGGTGGTATAAAGAAACATTAGATACAATAAAAATGATGTTAGAAGGTAAAGATGCTGGTTTTATAGCTTTTGATTATTTAATTGCTATAAAACATAATATAAAAACTAAAAAGGCGATAGCAAGAGACCGTTCTACTATGGATGAAATCACTTTTCTTGAAGAATATGAAAATATTCCTTGGGGAGAAAACAGTAATGCTTATTTTAAATTAGAGATGTTTAATAAAAATAGAAGCATTAAAAAAGCTTTTTATCCTTTAAGAAAAGATATTTTAGATAGTAAAAAAAATCCATATGACATAAAAAGAGTAGATGATGAAATTAGACTTGTATCTGTGGATATAGCTACAAGAAAAAATGAAAAAAATGATAATAGTATAATAACATGCATTAGACTTATACCAACTTCTAAAGGCTATGTAAGAGAATATGTTTATATGGAAAGTCATCAAGGTGAACATACTGGAAAACAAGCATTAAGGATAAAGCAAATATATCATGATTTTAGTGGTGATTATATTGTACTTGATTTACAGCAAGCTGGGATGAACTTACTTGTCCTCCTTATAAGAAATTATAGGGTAATAAATTGCGGAACTAAGCGGGAAGGCTGAAATGCTAATCCGAACCGAAGGCTATAATATAAAAGGTGTAGTCAGGGGCAGAGCATAGGTGATGAGGAAACAATAATTCACCCAAGAGTCCGCAACATCTAAAATTGAATAAATTACTTCTAAACATCTCTAAAGGAGGTGTTTTTATTTGCTAATTTCAGAAACCGTTGAAACAAAATGGAATTCAAGAACTAAAAAATATTATGAATTACTAGGCTATATTTATACAAAAATGAAAGATTCTTTTATTGTAGATGTTTATGATTTAAAAGATAATAGTATGATTTATGTAGATGTACGATGTGAATATTGCGGAGAAAAATATTCAATATTATGGCTACATAGAACTAAAATGGTTTCAAAAAATATAAAGCATAAAGATTGTTGTCTAGCTTGTACTCCTAAAAAAGCTTCTGAAACGATGTTGTTAAAATATAATAGTAAAAATGCTATGTATATTAACGAATTTAAAGAAAAACAAAAACAAACTGTTTTAAATAATTATGGTTGTGAAAATGTTTTTCAAAGTGAAGAAGTTAAAAATAATATAAGACAGGGAAATTACCAAAAATATGGAGTAGAAAGTTACACTCAAACTGAAGAATGTCAAAATAAAAGAAAAGAAACATGCTTATTAATATATGGTGAAACAAGTCATATGAAAACTAAAAAATACAAATTAATGTTTACTGGGAAAAATAATCCTGTATGGAAGGGTGGAATTAGGACAAAAAGAACAGAAAGAATAACTAACGAATATAAAGAATGGAGATTATCTGTTTTTGAAAGAGATAGTTATGAGTGTTCTAAATGTCATCAAAACTCCCATGATTTACAGGCACATCATATTTTATCTTGGAGAGACAACGAAGATAAAAGATATGACGTTGATAACGGTATTACATTATGTTTGACTTGTCACCAAGAATTTCATAAAATTTATGGGAAAACCATAGCAAATAGAGATGATTTATTAGAATTTATTCAAAAATGATGAAAATATATGCCGAACTATTAGGAATTATAACTAATAGAACTATAGAATAAAAAGTCTGTAGGATAACAAATTTGAAGTGTATTTGAACAATTAGCAGTTGTAACTAAAGATGATGAAAGAGGTATTGAATATGATGCTTTAACTGTTTATGAACATAAAACTATAGATAAATCTTTAATTGCTGAATTAAAAGAAAAAACATTAGGTATAAAAGCAAAACCTGTTATTTATCCAATAATGGCAAGTGCAAAATTAAATAGTGAAATTGCTGTTGATTTTAGAGATAAATTACAAAGAGGTTTAATTAATTTTCTTGTGAATGAAAATGATGCAGAAAGTTATTTAACTAAAAATAATAAAGAATATTCAAATTCAAAAGATATAAATTTAAGAGTGTGGTATACGTTGCCTTATATTGAAATAGAATTACTTGCAAACGAGACAATTAATCTTGAATATTCTGTTGTAAGTGGAAATATTAAATTAGAGACTTCGGGAACGGCAAGGAAAGATAGGTATACAAGTTGCAGTTACGGTAACTTCGTAGCTTCGTTGTTAGAACTTGATTTTTTAAAAAATGGTGATTCAGACTATGATTTTGTTTTTACCTATAGCTAATACATTAATACAATAACTATAAAATTATATATAAATATAAAATTATATATAAATATAAAATTATATATAAATATAAAATTATATATAAATATAAAATATATAAAACTAAAATTAAATAAAAAAGAAAGGAGGATTTCAATTGGAAGAAAATACTCAAAACACTTCTCAATCTCAACCACTTGAAGCTTCCCATATGATTGAATTAAATGCGATGTCTTTATCAAGTTATTTTTTTAGTGAAGCATTAACAACTGGAATATCATTAGAACAATTAAGATTATATTGTAGATATCCTATGAAATATAATATTCAATTGCGAAAAATTAGTCGTGAAATGTATGGATTAAATGGAGTCTTTGCTAATGTATGTGATTATTATGTATCTATGCCTTCATTAGATAAAATTACTACATGTTATGATAATACACCACAAAATCAAAAGAAAAGAAAATTATATGATTTAATGTTAGATAAAATTAATCATAAATTATCTTCAAGAGATATTTTATTAAAAGTATGTATAGATGGTATGTACATTGGTTATTTACGTGATTCTATAGCTACAAACAAAGATGCACAAATTCAAGAAGGATTAGTTGACAGTATGACAATTCTTGAAGGTTTAGCTATAGATGATTCTTTTATGATAAATCCGTTAAATCTTGATTTTTGTAAAATATTAGGTTTTCAAAATAATGATTATGTTGTTGGTTTTGATATGATGTATTTCAATCAATTCGTAGGAAATGATTTATTGGGAGAAATTAAGAATTTTCCCTCTGAATTGATTAAAGGCTATTTATCATATAAAAAAGATAATTCTAAAAGATGGTTAAAATTAGACCAATCTAAAACGGTTGTATTAAAAATCAAAAGTAATATTGATGAACCTTTTGGTAGAGGATTGGCTATATCGGCATTATCAGATATGTTCTTTTCAGACCAATATACTGAAAGTCAAAGAGCAAACATTATTGAAAATGCTGGTACTATTAGATGGTTAAAACAACCTTCTGGTGAAAAAAAAGGGACTTCCGCTTTAACTAAAGAACAACAGCAATCACAATATGAAAATTTTAAATCGGCAGTTTTATCTAATGCAAGTGGGTCGGATAGAAGAATTGGAAAAACAACTACTTTAGTTTTAGCACCAGATACAGAAGTTGGAAAACTTGAAACAAATACTAATGACACATCAAAAACATTAACAGATGAAAATATTAAAAGAATATCTACAGATTTAGGATTTGCTTCAGGAGCATTAAATGGAGAAGGAAATTCCACATATAGTAGTTTACAAATTAATATAGAATTAATTTTAACACAAGTTTATCAATGGTTAGAACAAATTTCATGGCAATATACAAAAGTATTTAATAATGTTATTAATTCTAAAGGTAAAGACATTATTAAATTTATATATTTAAAAACTTCTTCATTGAATAAAGATAATGAATATAATATTGCAAAAGAAATGTTTACTTTAGGTTCTGGCTCTAGACTATGGTTATATGCAGTTGGTTCTGGAGATATTGATACTTATATGTCATTGATGGAGTATGAAAAATCAATGGATATGGATACACTGTATCCTCCACACCCTATTTCATTCACTACTAGTGGAGATAATGGAGATGAAGGTGGAACACCTACTAAAAATTCTAGCAATCCGAATACAGTAAAATCAAAAACAAATAACTCAAATAAAACACCTAAACCATCGACTAAATAAGGAGGTGAAATATGAAAAACAAAATAATTGAAATATCAAAAATGAATGAAGTCACAGGGCGTTCGTCAATAAAAATAGCAATGCACGAAATTTATGATTCTAATGAAGTTTATAATAAAAATGGAATATCATGGAGTGAAACTTATACTGAAAATAATTTAGATTCATGTATTGGAATGCCTATATGTGTTTCATTTATTGATGATGCAAATACAATACCTTCTGGACATGGAGAATTTGAGGTTTTAGATGATGGTACGGTAACTTTTGGTACTTCTTCTGTAGTGGTAGGTTCAATAGAAAAAGCATATATAGGAAATATTGAAATTGATGGAACAATAAAAAAGGTTGCAATTGCAGAAGGATATTTATTTTCGCAACGCTACACTTCCTTCGTTGATTGGCTGAAAGAAACAATAAATTCTGAGCAAATTACAACGTCTATAGAAATTGGTGCAAAAGCACCAAATACTGAAATTATATATGATGGTGGATATAAAACAAAAGGGCGTGTACCTCAAGATTATTGTTACACAGCAACAGCTATACTTTATATAGTTGAACCTGCTGATGATTCTGCTATAGTAATTGAAGTAAATAAAAATATTAATAACGAGGTGAATGTTGAATTGAAAAATAAAAAGAGAACAATCAAAGGACAAACTTTTGAAATGAATGCTTTAAATTATTATGATATTTGTTCAATTATAACAAAAGCATTTAATAAGATTATGAATCCTACTTGCAGTAATTGGTGTTGGGATTATTGTATTCATAAATTTTACCCTACAGAATCATATGTAATTATGTGTAAATATGATGATGCAGGAGAATATTGGAAAACGCCATATACAATAACAAATGGAGATATCACACTTGGCGATATAACAGAAGTTGAAGAGGATTGGAAACCTACTAATGAAGTTCAAGAAATGCAGATTGATTTATCTTCTCTAAAGGAAGATTTTATTAATAAAGAAGAAAATGTTTGTAAACAACAAGAAAACAATTCTAATAAAGGAGGTAATAATGAGATGGATGAAACTAAAATTCAAGAACTTAATTCTAAAATTGACGAGTTATCTAATAAAGTTACCGAGTTAAATTCAACTGTTGTTGAAGCTAATAAGGCTTTGGAAACTGAAAAAAATGAGAAGATAGCTATGGTTGAAGAATTAAATTCTTTAAAGGTATTTAAGGAAGAGAAGGATTTAGAAGCCAAGAAGGCAGAAATTAATTCATATTTTACAACTGAGGTTTTAAAAAATGGTTTTACAGAAATTGAAATTAATTCTCTTAAAACAGATTATGTAGATAAAATGGATTTGGATGGTTTGAAGAAAATTGAAGCAGAATTATGTGTGAAGAAAGTAAAAGAACTTAATTCTATACAAAAAAATGTGGAAGTTAATTCAAAAGACAATTCCGATTTATTTATGGCAATTCACAACACTGAAAAATCAGACGAAGATATGTCTGATTTATTTTAATTAAAAATTAAGGAGGAAATAATAATGAGTTTATTTAAATTTAATTCAATTCAAGCTTTAGTTAACGCAAAAAATAATCCTAGAGTTAGAGCAACAGCTGAAATAAAAAATGGTTACATTCTTACAGTAGAGGAAAAACATGTTGGAACTGGTACAAAATCGTTGGCTGATATTACTGTAGGTGGAACACCTGCTGCTGGTACTTTAAAAATTAGTGTTGGTGGCTATAGAGCTGATGTAACAACAACTGCTACAACTGCTGCTGCTACTGCTACAGTTATATATAATACATTATTAACTATATTAACACCATATGGTTATATATTGGATAATACTACATCAGCACATGTAAAAATTACTGCACCTACAAATAGTTCTGATACAAGTTCTATTGCTGTAGTCGTAATAGATGCAGGTGTAAGTGGAGTTACATTTAGTACTGCTACAACCGCTGGTACTTTAACTGCGTCTTATGATGAAGCTACAAAAACTATTACAACTCTTACTGCTACAGATAGATATTATATAGCAATGAATATAATTGATACACCTGAATTATGGAAACAAAGTGATTTTGCTATATCTGAAGGTGGTTATGTTAATACGTTTGAACTTAATCAATTAATTGGTTATCCTGTGGAAATATCAAGTGATTTGGTTACTACAGCATTTGTATCAGTAGATGCAGATGGAACTGATTTCCTTGTACCTGATACTTCCAATGCATATAAATGGGTTAAGGCAGATTCAAAGGGTAATGCAGCAGTAGCAATAAAAGTACTTGAAAAAACTACTTTCGGTGGAACTGGTTTCTACGGAAAATTAGTTTAATATTATAATATAAAAGGAGGAAAATTTAATGAGTAAAATATATGAATTAAATAATTTTCAGGCAAAACCTGAAATTAATAGCATTGTATCAGAGCATACATATAATGAAAAATCACCAGTAATTGAAATCTTTTCTGCAATGATAAAAGGCGAGGACACAAGCAAGTATGGAGAAAAGGCAAATAAAGCATATAATTATATAAAAACATTGGCAGCAAATGCACTTGCTGGAGATGGAAAAGCTAAAGTAGAATTAAATACTATTACATCAGTAATGATTCAAGCACCTCTTTTAAAGAGATTACAGTTACTTTCATTTATGGGTAATGTAACTAATGTAGCTTATAATGAAAGATTGCTTTATAAAGTATATAAATTACAAGGTAAAATGTCTAATTTCCAAGCTAGTCAAGGCGATGTTACTTTTGCAACTGAAACTTGGGATTACAGAGAAATGTCCACACAAACTATTTCTGGTGGTACTGCTGTAAACTATAGAGAACTTGCTACAGGTAATTTTGATAATCAAGGAGTATTAACTGAACAAGTTATTACAGATATGATGAACAAAGTTTTCTACAAAATAATGGTAGACCTTTATAGTGGAGTTAAAAATGCTACAGGTATTAAACATTTCGTAGAAGCATCAGGTATTACATCACAATCTGTAAAAGATATGGTAAAAGTAATACGTAGATGGGGTAATGTAGGTCTTTCTGGAGATTTTTCAGTAGTTTCTCAATTAAATGATTTTGTTGGATTTAAAGCATCATCTGGAGTAGGTACTAATTTACAATTACCAACAACAGTAGTTGAAGAAATTATGAAAACAGGATTGTTAAATACTTTCTTTGGTTCTTCTGTAGTTGAAATACCTAACACTTACAATTTAACTAAACTTAATTCTGCTGGTGATAATTATGAAACATACTTACCAGAAGGTTTATTATTTGCTATGGTTAATGGTGAGAAATCACCTTTACAAGTTGGTTATAGAGGTGGTTTAACTTCTAAAGCAGGTTTTGACGTAGTTACAGGTAATGAAATTACAAGATTTGATATGGAAGTAGGTTCAGTTGTTATTCCAGAATACGTCCCAACTATGGGTATTATTTCAGATTCAAACTTTGCTGTAGATAAAACATAATTAGTATAAATATAAAAATATAATATAAGGGAGTAAATTAGTAAATATTTACTCCCTTATTAAAATTAAAGGATATTTTATGGAGGTTATTTTATGGAAAAAAAAATTATAGAAAAAGAAATTATAGAAAAAGAAAACAAAGGTTATATAAAACCGAATATGGATTCATTCACTACTTGTAGAAATTTATGCAATTGGAGTTTATACTTTTCACTTCCATCTGTTTTAGGTGGAGAAAAAACAATAAAGTCTAATGGTACAATTGATTTACTCAATAGAGAAATTAAATTATTATGTGATAATAATGATATATTTTTTATTGGAACTGGTGAGGGTAATCATGCTAGAATTTTCGTAGATGACGAAAATATGAGAGTTTATTTAGGTTTTGAATCTGAGGATGGTAAAAGAAAACAAAATATAATATCAGATGAAAAATGCCAAAAACTCTTTGATTATAAAACGCATAGTACTTTTGAAAAACATATAAACGAAGATATTATCACAGAACATGAAAAAGATTTTATAATGAGTTACGCACGTAAAAATAAAATTAATGATTTTGAGAAGATTGACTTTTTAGAAAATTTTTGTAATAAAAAATTTAAAATATAAGGAGGAATTTTTATGACTCCTTTGCAACAAATTTATGATGCTTTTCTTGGAAAAATAGATGAAAATATGTTTGGCAAAGAAGCTCAAATATTTCAATGGTTAAATTCTGCAAGAGCTAAGTGTAAAAAATATGTTATTCATTCTTTAGATTATGTATTAGATTCTCCAGTTTTACCTGAAACAGTTTCTTATGATGGAAATTTTCTTGTTAATTTAGATGATGATGAAATTGATTTAATAGCTATGCAGATGAAATATGAATATTATGACAAAAAGAATGCTTATTTAATTGGACTTAAAAGAGAAATAGGAACAAAAGATTTTAATTCGTTACCAAATAAAAAGCAAGAATTAGATGGAATATGTAATGTAATGAAAATAATTAAAGAAGACATTAAAGAATTACAACAACAATTTAACACTTATAAATATAATTAGGAGGGATATTTTGAAAGAGATTTTAATAAAAACATCACAGGGAGAAATGTCCCTTCAATTCCTATGTGATAAAGAATATAGGCGAATTTGTGCAATTTTAAATATGATTGAAACGGAATTTAATACTTCTATGTCTCAACACTTAGAATTAAGAAAATATTTATTAGATACAGGTAATTTCATTCAAAAAATACCCGAAATGATTTCAGAAATAATTGAAGTTAAGGGTGATAAAAATGAATACAAGAAATGAATGGATGACTGATAATGAACATTTTGGTAGTGAGTATCCTAATAATATGCTATTAGAAAAAACCATTGAGAGATTTGAAATTCAAAAAAATTCTCTTGAAGGAAAAGATGCAGTTATTGATGGAGTGAGCGAACGTGTTGTTTCTCAAAATCATACAAATCCTTTAAATCAAAGTAAATATGATTTAAAAATTCATTGTGATATGAGTAGTTTAGTACATACAGGTTCAATAATTGAGATGGAAAATAAAACTTGGTTAGTTACAAGTAACGTATTTGATACTCAAGCATACAAAACCGTAAGTGTTGTTAAATCCAACAACACCCTAACTTTCTATTCCTCCCAAATTCTATATACGCTCCCCTGTATCTTTTCAGATATAAGCATAGATATGGAAGAAAGCAAATTTATGAATCTTCCTATCGGACATTACTTAATTTATATTTCTAGTGGATATATTACTAAATCTGATTTAAACTTACGTTTTATATTAAATGATTCAGCTTATAAGATTGAAGGGATAAGTAATGCTACAAATGGATTAGTGAAGATTGAGTTAGTGGATGATGAAATAACTCCTGATGATAATCTTGAATTAGGTATTGCTAATTATTATAGTAATCAAATACAATATGAAGTTACTATATTAAATGGGGAATTTGCTTCTTTACTCTATACAAATTCCACACTACAATTAAATGTACAATGTAAAGAAAATGGAGCAATCGTTAGTAATCCATTAGTTGTTTATACAACTAATAATAACTTAATTGCAACAGTTTCCAACGCAGGTTTAGTTACAGTAATTGGAACAGGGGATTGTATTATTACTGCTACTTATAATGGTATAACGGATACAATGAATATTCATGGAGATATTTCATCTTCAAATAATTATTCTCTTACTTTAACACCTACAGATACGACTTTAAATCTAGGTGGAACATTAAAATTTACGGCACACGCATTTAATAATGGAATTGAAGATTTAACAAGGCAATTTAATTTTATTGTATCCAATCTCGATGGAACTACTAATAAATATGTAACCGTGATATCGGATTTTAATATTTGTACACTTAATGCAAGTATATCATCAAGTCTTGCTATGAATAAATATATAAAAGTAAGAGCTGAATTAACATATGATTCGGCTATTTTTGTTGAGAAACAAATTAAAATTATTGGATTAATATAGGAGGTGTATATATTGAAAATTGGTCAATCAATAACTGAATTACAAAATAAAGTAATAGATAAAATATTAAAAAATCAAGAAATAGTTAAGGCATTAATTATTGATAATGAAGATTTTCTCAATATAACACCTACTGCTGAACAGAATGCTATATTGGAAAAACCAAATGTTTTAATTAGAAAACAGATAATGCCTTATAAAAATATTACATCTGTAACCAATATTGATAAACCTTATATTACTTCTGCTTGGGTAAATTTTAAAAGAACAAGTAATAACTATAAAAGTGGTAGAGTTTATTTTTATATAATAATGCCTAATAGCTTAGAAAAAACAGCAGAAGGTATTAGATATCTTTTTATAGCAGATAGACTTGATGAATTATTATCTGAAAGTGGTATAGGTAGATTTGTTTTTGATGAACGAGGAGATTTTCCGATAGATAAAGAAACTTTAGGTCATTACATAGTTTTTAATATAGAAGATTTTTATGGTGTATAAATATGGATATTAAATTAAATTTGATTTTACAAGAGCCTATTGATTTTTATGGAATACCTATTCAACTTATAACTTTTGAAGAAATATTTAAATATGGAATAGATAAATTTAATCAACTATTAATACCGTTTAGTATTACCATTGATTTATTGGAAAACGAGTTATCTGAGGAAGATAAATTAAAAATTAAAAACTTTGATTTAGTTGTTTCTGATAAAAGCATTTTCCAATTATTAATACAGGCATTGCAACTATTTTGTAAAACAGATGACATTCAATTTGTTGAAGAAGGTATTAAAATTAAAGATGGTATTCTAAATAGAGATAATTTTGATGAATTTGCTATAATCATTCTTCAAATATGTGCAAGAGAGAGACAAACAAAAGAAAGAGTGCCTATATTTAAAAATGATTTACAAAGAGATATTTGGACAAAACTTCAAGAAGGTAGAAAACGTGAGGCTAAAAAAAATGAATTGAAATTAGAAGATGTAATTAATATTGTTCAATATGGTGGGAAATCGTTTATACCCAAAGAAGAAATTAAAAAATTTACTTTATGGGAAATGATGAACGCTTATAAAACAATATTAGGTATTTCTAATTACCAAGATAGTTTTAGTATTTATTTAATTAGTGGTGAAAAATCATTAGTTGAAGGAAAACATTGGACTGAATTAATTAAAATTGATAATAAATCAAAAGAGTAATAAGCCGAAAGGCTTTTTATTTTATATAAAACCAAAACAAAAAAATATTTAAGGAGGCAAAAAAATTATGTTATATGGTATTAAGGATTGAATGCAGTCCCCTGTGTTAGTGATAGCATATGGAAAACTCCGAATATGCTGGAAACCCCTTAGAGTCTTTAATAGTAATTTATATAAGAAATTATATAAATATCTGAAAATTTAAAGAATTGGGCAATCAGCAGAGATAGACCTAACCCTATTAATAGGTATGGTAAGCTCTCAGAGACTACCAAGGAGTGTCTTGTAAGGACTTATTCACAAGACAATGGTATAGTCCATTCCCCTAATAAGTACGAAAGGAATGATAGTAGATGGTAAAGTTACCGTCAAAGGTTAATATAGAAGCATTAATAATAGGATTAGTAATAGGTGATGGATACATGCGGATACAAGAAAAATCACATCACGCCTATTTAGAAATATCACACTCTTTAAAACAAAAACAATATTTAGATTTTAAAATATCTTTAGTTAAAAAATACCTTAAAATAGACCATTCTATATACAATAGAATAATAAAAAAAGATAACAAAGAATATCCAGTTATTAAAGCAACTTTTAAGTCCGATTCAAGATTTACTCATATTTATAAATTGGTGTATGAAGATAAAATTAAAACACTTAGAAATATATATGATAAATTTGACAAATTATCATTGGCTTTAATGTATATGGACGATGGTTCTTGTAAGGTAAAAAAAAGATTAAAACAAAAAAATGGAGATATATTATTATCTGATATTGGTTATATAGATGCTTTTATGATAGCAACTAATTGTTTTAGTTTTGGTGAGTGTAAATTATTTTGTAATATGCTTAAAAATAAATTTGATATTGATGCGACAGTTCAAAAAGATAGAGAATTACCAAGGATAGCAATATCGAATATAAAAAGTAAACAAATATTTATTGAATTAATAAAACCTTTCGTAGAATTAGTGCCAGATATGTTATATAAAATTAATAAACCAATTAGAATGTCTGATGCTAATTTTTTAAAAATATCGGGATAACCGAGGGTATAAAAGGCTGCAAATTTGCAGATTATTTCACAAGTAACTGGAAAACCTGTATTGTATTGTAACTATGCTCAAACAAGTTCTATAGATTTTACTGCTGATAGTGTTTATGCAATGAATAAATCTACAAAGGCGATTCGTTGGGATAAACAGAGAGAAGGTACTTTCAAAACAGAAATGGAAGTATTTGAAACTAAATGGTTGTCACTTTTATTCGGCACTTCAATGTCTTCTTCAACAAAATCAATAGCTAAAAGAGAAGTATTAGATGTTCAATCAGGGGGTCTAGGTGCTTCATTGGCAGTTGCTCCAAAACCAGGTAGTCTTGTTATTTTCATATTAAATGCAGATTCTGTATCTCATGGAATTGAACAAACAGCAGGAACTCCAGCTACCGCACCAGACACTTATAGCGTCTCAACATTAGCTCTTACTTTTAACGCAACTACTTTTGCATCTGCTGGAAAAATAGTTGCTTACTATTTAATAGATTCGGCTGTATCTGGCTTTACAGTTGATAATATTTCATTCCCATCGGGATATAAAATTTATGCAGATTCAGCTATTAGAGGTACTGACCAAGTTGATAAATTTGTACAGTATCAGTTACTTAATGTTAAACCGAAATCTAATGTAAGTTTAACTATGGATGATAATAATGTAGCCAAACTGTCGATTGAATGGGATATTTTGTCAGATTCCGCAGGTAATATGATGCACTACATAGAAGTATAATAGGAGAAGTTATTTATGATTAAATATAATGAAGTAAAATTGACTTACACTTGTCCTGCGTTCCCACCAGAAGGAATTTTTATGAATAGAAGTTATAGAATTGTTAAAAAAGATAATATATTATTTGTAACTGATGGAAATAAAGATACTTTAATGGAAGAGTTATTAATAAAAATGTTGTTTTCTCCTCAAGAGAAAGATATTACTTGGATAAACGTAGATTTCAAAGAAGAAATAGTACCAAAGAAAAAATAATAAGTAATATAAAACTAATAGGAGTTGGGAAAAATGGCTCAAAAGGCTTGATAGCCTAACTCCTATTTTTTATTTTTGTAAATATAATAATTACGTTTTATTTAATGTTTAAGCCAAAATATCCCTCACCAATAACATTACACCAAACCACTATAAACATTTCTCAAACTTTAATTAAATCACTTGTAGACGTATCTCAATATCCCAACAATACCAAAACATAACTTTGAAAATAAATAATATTAACATAGATAAATTAAAATTAGGAGTGAGAATATGATAGGTAGTTGTTTCTCTTTTAGTTTGGAAATAAACAGAGATGTTTTAGATAGATATAATATAAAACTATTGACAAGCAACATAAATAGTATATAATAAACTTATACACATAAACTAAATTATGGAATAAAGGGTGGGTGTAGTAACCCTATGCTCACTCTTTTAAAAATCTATTGTAATTATAATATAATAAACAATATAAAATTATTTTACTAACACATGAATAAATCATACACATTAGTAATATACTTATAATAATACTCAATCCCATATTAACAAATACATATTTAATATAGTATAATATGAATATAGATATGAAATGAGAGGATTGAGAATATGGGAGTTAAAAACAAATTAAAATATTTATTAGATGCAAGGGGTTATACCCAAGCAACCTTAGCATCAATGTTAGATATTTCTTTAGTAGCATTAAATAACATAATCAATAATAAATCTTATCCAAGCGTAGTTATTTCAATGAATATGGCGAAAGTATTTAATGTATCAGTTGAAGATATATTCTATGAAGAATCCGATAGTCTACTAACAGAAGAGTTAAATGAAATAATTTATAACTTTGACCATGCTAATATTGATGAAAAAGAAGATTTATTAAAAAGGATTTTATATTTAGATATTCAAAATGTGGTTACAATTTTAAAAGATAAAAATCAAAAGATTTATAAAATGTTAGAATTTGAATATGAAGAAAAAGAAGATATGGGTTTATATGAGAGATTTGATTTTCATATTAATTTTCAATTGAGACATATAATTAAACTTATGGATGATACATTAAATGATAATAGAGAACTAAAAAATTCCTTAGAAAAGTTATTAGAATCGGTTATAAGGTATAATCAAAAGATGATAGATAAGAATATAAAGTTTAATTTATAAATTATTATTTATTTTTATAAAGAATAGTTGACATTTTAAATTTCCCAGCATATAATATAATTAGGAAAGGGAAATAAATCCCAAACTAACCAAAATATATTATATGAAGGGGTGTTATTAAAATGGATGTAATAACAAGTAAGAGAATGGAACAAAAACAGTATCGTGAGGCAGAAAGTGATTATGGAATCGGTTTAGCAGAATATAACTATGGTGACAAAATGAAGTTGAGTTGGTTGGATATAATAAATTACGTATATGAGCAAACTCGAAAAGGAATTGGTAAAGTAATAATAAAAGAAAATTTCCTAAGAGACATAATAGACCCAAAGATTAGTGAAATGAATATTGATTTAAGTGTAATGGAAGTTAATATAGAAATGGAGCTTGAACTTGAAAGATATAACTATAAATAAAAAAAATAAGTATCCTGTCAGATACTTAGTAAAATAAATAATTGTTCGGTTGAGTTAATTATATACTTAATATTAGATAAAATCAATAAATAGAATAAATAGATAATAGTTTTCACAAGGGATAGATTAGCATGAGTTTGCAAAATCCTCCCCATACATAAACAATCTACATAATTGTAAATATTCCCAACATATAATATAATATATATAATTGTGTAGATTGTTCAAATTTAAAGGAGGATTAATTTATGAAAAAATTCTTTATTCCATTGATTCTAGTATTGGTTTTAATATTATCATCATGCACGAGTACATTATCAGACGAACAGAAAGATAAAATAATAATAAGTGCTTATACAAAAGGTGATGTAGAGACTGCAAAACGGAAAGCAGTAGAATTATATAAAGATGATGAAAGCAAAGCTATTACTTGGCTTATGGTTTTTAATGAAACAGAAAATAAAGATTACAAAGATAAGTTAATAATACAAGATGGTTGGACTTGGAAAGTTGATAAAAATTATTCTTATGTAAAGGGTAGGGTAAAAAATACAAGTGATAAAGATATTAGATACTTTGAAGTGACAGTAGAGTATTTAGATAGTGCAGGAAAAGTTTTAGATTCTGATTATACCAATAGCGGAGAAACATTGAGAATTGGCAATCAGAAGGAATTTGAAATAATGCATAAGAATAATAGTGATTATGAAAAAGTTAGAGTGTTTGTAAATGAAGTGAGAACTGAATAAAACAAAATTATTAAAAGAAGCAAGTAATTCTTGTTTCTTTTAATTTGAATAAATAAAATATATAAAATTAATTGGAGGTAAAGGAATGGAAGTAAATTTAGTAACTATAGAACAGGTGAAAGAAAATATAGAATTATTAATAGTAAAACAATACATACCTTTTGCATTTAAAAAGAAGATGGTAGAAGATATAATAGAAACCTGCACATCTACAAATGAAAGTGGATTTTATATTGATAGTTTATTCAAGCAGATGGCTTTTGAATATTCAATAGTTAATCAGTATAGTAATATTGAATTATCTGATAATAATATAATTGAAACCTATGACACAATTAAAGAATTTGGAATAGTAAACCATGTATTTAAATCAGTAGAAATAGAAGAAATTAAGTTTATAGAAAAATGTTTAAATGAACAATTAGAATATTTACTTAAAATAAACAATAGTATTGAAAGCGTTATTGCAAAGGGTATTTCTAAGATAGTAGAAAAAATACCAAATAGCAAAGAAATAAATAAAATGATTCCAAAATTAACTAAAGAGTTGAGTAAAATTTCGCCAGAAACAATGGAAATAATAAAAGGTTTTAATAAAACAAAATAAATTTAAAAAACAAAATATATAAAAATAAACCTCTCTATTAATTTAGGGAGGTTTTTATTATTGGTGGTGATATTTAGTGTTAATATCCGACAAAGATATACAAAATGAAATGAATTTATATATAAAAAACATTCAGAAACGTTGTGAGCAGATATTAAGGGAAGAAATTGGAAGGTTAGTATACGATTCCTATAACAGTGTGCAATATGAACGCACCTTTTCTCTACTTGAGTCTGTAGATTCTAAAATAACAGAGGATGGAAGTTTATTAGTTTATATCAATGAAGGATTATTGGATTATTTTTCTGTAGTAGATGGAAGTGACCAATCCAAGAATGTTCCTTTTTACTTAAACTATGGACATACAGATAATACGGGTATTGATAATATGTATCACAATTATCCTGCTCGTAACTTTATTGAGAGTAGTGCTGAAAGAATGAGTAAGGAATTTGGAATGAAAGTTGAAATAATTAATGATAGAAATATTGGATATTTGGATAATTATAGATAATTCACATTCACAGAAAGCGAGGTGTAAACATGGCTTTAGGTATTAAAATGCAACTGATAAATAAACAAGAATTAGAAAAAGAATATTCTAGTTATCTTGATAGTTTATCTAAAAAATATAATCTTAATGTAAAAATCAATTCTACAATTAATGAACAAATGAAACAAACAGAACAAATTACAAAGAATACTACACAAGCACAAAATACTCAAAATAAATCCTTACAAGAACTGATACAATTAAGAAAAACATTACAAATAGATGCTCAACAATTTACTCAACTTGCTTCAAAATATAGGCAAGAAGAAGAATTTGTAAATTTAACTAAAAAAGAACAAGTTCAATTAGTAAGTATGCTAACTAAAGCTGAAAAAGAACATTCTGCGGTTTTAAATAGTAGAACTAATACTTTGAAAACCATGAATAATCAAGAAGAACAATTAGCAAAATTAATGGCTAAAGGAAGAGAGGCATCTCAATTAAAATCCAAAACAAATGACAGAAGTGCAGAATTGTTACAAACCAAAGCAATTAATCAATCTTTAGAAAAAACAAAACAATTAGAAATAGATATAGCATTATATAAACAAAAAATGCTTGGTGGAAATGGTTTTTCAGGAGAATTGGATATATTTGCAGGAAAACAAAAGGGTAGATATGATACAGATGCATTAGCTAAAATTAAAACAGATATACAAGGTTTAAATACAGCTACTCCTGAATTAAATTCTAAAATAAAACAAACTGGTATAGAATTTTCTTCATTAAAACAACAAGCAGGTCAATCAGGTAGTGTAATGGCTAATGCATTAGAAAATGCAGGTAAATTCTTACGTTTTTATTTAGTAGGAGGATTATTAGTTGGTGCAGTAAATGTATTAAAAGGAAGTTTAACTACCATAAGAGAAATGGATACGGCATTAACAAATTTAAAAAAAGTTTCAGATGAACTAGGTAAGAGTGTGGGAATTACTCAGTTTTTAACTGATGTAAATAATTTAGCTATTGAAGTAGGACATAGTACAAAAGCAGCGATAGAAGCAATTACTGATTTTAAAAAATTAGGTTATTCTTTATTGGATTCTCAAGAATTAGCAAAAAATGCTTTAATATATAGTAATGTTGGGGATTTACCTATTGAAGATTCAACAAAATCTTTAATTTCTACTATGCAAGGTTTTAAAATAGAAGCAAAAGATACTATGGAAATAATTGACAAATTTAATAATATTGGAAATAAATTTGCAGTTACATCCGAAGGAATAGGAAATGCATTACAAAAAAGTGCAGCTTCTTTACAAATTTCAGGAAATACTTTAGATGAATCAATTGCATTAATAGCTAGTGCTAATCGTTCTGTTCAAGACCCTGAGAAAATAGGAAATTCCCTAAAAACTGTTTCTATGCGATTAAGAGGGATATCTGAAGAAACAGGAGAAGCTATTCCTAAATTAGATAGATTTGTAAAATCTTTAACAGGTGTTGATATTATGAAAGATAAAAATACTTTCAAATCAACATATGAAATATTATTGCAGATTGGACAAGAATTTGACAATCTTACAGATAAAAGTAAAGCTAATTTAGTTGAAAAATTATTTGGATTAAGACAAGGAAACGTTGGTACGGCTATACTTACCAATACTAAAGATTTAATTAATGTCTTAGAAGAATCTTCTAATTCCGCAGGTTCGGCTTTACAAGAACAAGAGGCTTTTATGACATCTTTAGATGCAAAAACAAATAGATTTAGCGAAACAGTTGTAAAATTTTGGAACAATTTAATTAGTACCGATTTAGTTAAATGGTTTGTTGATTTAGGTACAGGTATTATTAATGTTGCCGATAATGGTTTTGTAAGATTTATAGCTTCTATAATCCTTACAACAGTTGCTATTGCAGGATTAACAGTAGGATTAGGTGTAATGAAAGCAGGATTTTTAAAGACAGCAATGGGAATAGCCGTATTAAAAATGGCTGAAGATGGTTTAATAGTAACAACACAAAAATTAACGGCAACATTACTGGCTTCTCCCTTATTTTGGTTAGCAGCAGGAGTTACTACTATTTATGCAGTAGTAAAAGCTGTGGATTTTTTTACTGTATCAATTGAAGAACAACAAACAAAAGTAGCAGATTTAACATCAAAATATAATGCACTATTAGATAAAATAAAAGAACTTAAACAGGTAAAGTCTCTAACTGAAGACCAAAAACAATATATAGATATTTTAGATAGAGAATTATTAATTCAAGAAAAAATACTTGCAATAGAAAAAGAACGTTTGATTTTAAAGGAAATTTTTGGAAAAGGTGTTTTAGGTAAGGGAATAGCAGGAGATATAGCAAAAGAAGCAATTCAAGCAACGGACTTAGCTGAAACTATAAAAGAAATACAAGATAGAATTTCTGAAACACCCAAGGGAACAGATACAAGTGCATGGACTAAAGTATTACAGGGTTTAAGAGAAGATGCACTAGCATTAGAAGATACCTTAACTCAACAAAAGAAAATAATTAAAGATGATATTGATTCTTATAAGATAATAGGGGAAGTGGCACCTCAAGCTTTAAAAGACCAATTAGTTGCTATTGATGATACTTTAGTTGGCTTACAACAGTTGAATAACTCTTTAAATGATATACCAACAAACGCCACAGAAGCAGGAGATGCCCTCGAATCAGCATTTGACTTCACTTCCGCAGAAGAATCTATAAAAACATTACAAAAAGTTAAAGAAGAGACAAAAGATTTAACTGATGCAATGGCTGAATATAATGATGCTGGAAAATTTAATAATAAAACTTTACTAGAATTAGTTGCAAAATATCCAGACCTTATAAAGTACCTCGGAAATGAGAAAGAATTATACGAACAAATATCAAAGAAAGTCAATCAAAAAACCACAGATGTACAAACAGCATATAACACAGAATTAACAGCATTAGAAACTAGTATAAATCAGAAAGCTAAAGGTTATGTCACAGACCTTAAAAATTGGCATAGCATAGAAGAAGCTAAATTAGCAATCAGTAAAGATATGCTTAACCAAGTAAATGATTTGTATAATAAAACATTAACAGCCACTGGTGACACAGGTACGGCAGAAATAAGTGCTATGAAATTTGCGAGGAGATTAAAGGAAAACTTAAATGCTGTATTGCCTGACATTGGTAAATATATAGATTTAAGTAATTTTAATATTGGTAAATTACTAAAACCTGATAGTAAATCTTCTAAATCATCTTCAACTTCAGCAGAAAAAGAAATATCAGATACTATATTAAAAGCAGAAAGATATTCAGAACTTAATACTCAAATTGAGATTACCAATAGTCTTTTAGAGAAAAACAAAGCAATTCAGGAAAATCTATCTGGTGATGCATTAATTTCATCTTTAAGAGAAGAGCAAGAATTATACGAGCAAAAACAAAAGAATCTATCAGCTATAAATGACGAAAGAAGAAAAGAACGTGCTGAATTAACTTCTTATTTAAAAACTCAAGGAGCAGTATTTAAAGGAGAAGGAGATTTATTACAAGTTAAAAATGCCCAAGTTATTCTTCAAAATAAATTAGACGAAGTTAATGCACATAGGTCAGATAAAGATAAAACTTTATATAATCAATTAAAATCTCAATATGATAATTTAAATGACTCATTAAAAAGATTTATTGATTTACAGACTAAAGATATTCCAAATGCTTCTGCTGAATGGTGGAAATTAGAAGGTGCAATAAAAGATAATACATCTACAATTGAAGATAATATTAAGGCTCAACTAAAAACACAAATAGAAACTCAACAAAAAATAGATGAATTAGTTCTTAAAGATAAACATGACCGTGAACAAACCGCATTTGACACACAAAAGAAAATTGATGACGAGGCTTTTTCGGTTAAACAACAAGGCGAAAAAGATAATTTTGAAGCTATTAAGAAAATTAGAGACGATGCTTTTTCAGATCAATTGCAACAACAACAAGATGCATTTGATACACAAAAAGCAATTGAAGATAAAGCATTTGAAGATAGTCAACAAAGCCAAAAGACTAATCTTTCTGCACAAACTTATGGAGTTACAGAATCAGATTATAATATTTATAAAGCAAATAAAATAACTCAATTAAATCAGGGTATAGCAGGTTTGCAAGGTGTAACAGGGGCAGATTCTGAAATTCAAGCAAAACAAACAGAAATAGATAATTTAAATGCACAAAGTTTTTCTGATTTAACAGATTATCAACAACTTTATACTGACATTCATCAGGTTAGAATTGACGCTTTAGATGCGGAACTTACAGCCTTACAAGCTACAAATGAAGCACAAGCAGAAACAGAAACACGTTTAAAGAATCAAAATGATTTGATTGAAAAACAAACTGCTTTAAAAAATGCTTTAGATAATAAAAATGTTCAACAATTAAAAAAGCAAAGTGATGGAAGTTGGCAATATGAATATGTTGCTGATGACGATGCAGTAAAATCTGCACAAAAAGCATTTGATGACCAAATTACATCTAATCAAGACTGGGAATCTCAAACCACATTAAAGCATAAAGAAGATTTATTAAATCAAAAAAAACAATATGAGCAAGATTTAATAAATGCTAAAAATAATTTATCAGATACCTTGCAATTAAATTTAGATAAGTCTTTAGCAGCGGAAAAAATTATTTATGATAATGCTTATGCTTTAAGACAAAAAGCATTAGACATTTCATTAAAAGTTCAACAAGATGCTTACGATTTAGCAGAAAGAAATATACAAAGAGGAATTGATAATGCATTAAAAGCAGAACAACTTGCTTACGATACAGCGGAAGCTATTAAACAAACTACTTTAACTAACGCACAAAATGTAGAGAATCTTAATTTAACTACTCATTATGCAGATATGAATACTTTAGTTGACATAGGTTTAAAAGAATTAGAAAAGACATATGGTAATGATTGGGATAAAATAAATGAAACTATAAAATCTAAACTAGATATTGCAAAAGAATTGTATGCGGAATTAGCACTAATACAAGCTGAAACAGGAAGTTTAGAAAGTGCAGATATTAATAATGGTGGAAACTCCCCTACTAATGTAAAAACCCCTCAACAATTGTATGCAGAAGCTAGAGCGAATGGCGATTGGCAAGGCATGGAAGATGCTAATAAATCTGCAAACAATGGTAAAATAACAGCTTCAGTAGATATAGAATATATAAAGAAAAAATATGGTCATGTAACTGGTGGAGAGGTTAGTGGAACAGGTTTTCAATGGCTTGATGGTAGTTTGCAAAAACCAGAAAGAGTTTTATCAGCAGAACAAACATTATCATTTAATAAACTAGTTGCAAATTTACCTAATCTTATGAATCTTATAAAATTACCTAGTTTACTTGATTTTAGTAGTTTTAAATTAGGTAATAATTCTAAAACAGAACAGATATTTAATATTGATAAATTAGAATTTCCAAATGTAACAAATCACACAGAAATTGTACAGGCATTGGATACTATTAGTTTAAGAGCTAAACAATATTCAACAACTAAAACATATGGACTAAATCAGTAAAATGGTTTAGTCCTTTAAAATGAGGTAATTATATGAACGAAAATATTAATAAAAATAAGATTCAGCAGCAAGATGAGATATTGAAAGCAATAGAAATAATGATAACAGCATATAATAAAGATTCAAAATATGATAAAACTCAATGGGGAACAATCACAACCATTAATGTTAATGGGACATATGCGGTGACTCATAACGGTGAAGTGTTTGATTTAACAGCAGTAAGCGGATTAACTCTTGCTATAAATGACGTTGTGCTAGTATTTATTCCTAATGGAAATTTTTCTCAAAGGTTTATTTTGTGTAAACGTCCATTTTAATACAATTAAACGGTAAATAAAGGCGGTGATTAATTTTGCTAATAACACCACAGATTCCATCATTCCTACCCTTTGATGCAACAAAAGATTATGAATTAAACTTTAACATACCTTCATATTCAGACCAATGTGTCAAAAATCAAATTCAAATATTTAAACAATCAGATAGTACTTTAGTATATAACAGCATAACTACAAGTTTTCAACTTTTTTGCCCTATTCCTATGAATACTCTTATGAATGGTATAAATTATCAATGCCAAATTAGAACTTATAATATAAATAATGATATTTCTGATTGGTCTGTTATGACTTTCTTTTTGGTATTGTCTCCTGTGACATTGACATTATTTATTCCAAATATTATTTTAAGCCAAAGTTTAATTTTAAATGCCACTTATTCACAATTGGAATTTGAATCAATTTTAAGTTCTAAATTTATATTATATGATAGTCAAAAAAATCAAATATCAATTTCTGAAGAAATATTTGGACTTCCAATACAATATCAATTTGATTTATTAGAAAATAATACTAACTATTTTGTAACTTGTGAATCAATCTCTCAAAATGGATTATTAGGAGATACGGGATATATTGGGTTTATGACACAGTTCCAAACTCCTAGAATAAATAATGTACTACAGTTAACTAATCAACACCAAGATGCTGCCGTGCTTGCCTCTTGTGAAATAGTTAGAGTATTGGGGCATGGAGTAGGCAGTTACTTTTATGAAGATAGTGAATGGATAAATTTAACTGTAGCTGATTCAATGGTGTATTTTGATGATGCTAATGGTTTTAAAATGGATAGTGATTTTATCTTAAAAGTGTGGTGCAAAGGTGTCGTAGAAGACAAAGTAATTATATCTATATATGGATATAATTCTTTAGATAAAATAGAAGTACAATATTACAATAATAGGTTTCATGCATTTAAAAAATCATGTGGCTTAGTTAATCATTATGCTAGTAATGAGTTGATAGTATTGCCAACAGACAATGTATTTATGTTTTTAAAACAAACCAATATAGGGATAGATGTTAAAACTGAGATAATAAGTGGTTTAGTATTATAACGTGAAATTAAGAAGGGAGATGATAGCATATGGGTTATAATAGGTCAAATTTTCCAAACCAATACGACCTCTTTCCAGAACTTTATGATGTTTCGCCATCAGATAGTCAAGATTTAGATATTTTATTTACTTTGCAAAAAATTATAAATAGAACCCCAACTGAAGAGATACAATACCAAAGTTTATTAACAACATATAATAATAAAATAATAAATGCTGAGAAATTAAATTATTTTCAAGATAGTGTAACAGCTACCCAGAAATTTTTTAAAGATTCTGTAGATAGTTATATTAATTATTCAGGAGTCTATAATATTAATGCTCAGTATGTAATTTACAATACAGTAAAGTCAGCAACAGGAGATATATATTTAGCATTAAAAAATAATATTGGAATGCCATTGACTGATAGTATAGCATGGACAAGGATTTCATCAAAGGGAGATAAAGGAGATAAGGGAGATTCAATAAAAGGAGATGCGGGAATTGGATTAGCATTCGTTGGAGCATACGACCCATCAGCAACATATATGCTAAACCAAGCTGTCGAATACAACGGTAGTTTATATGGTTGTATATCCGCAATACCTGTAACTGGAATATCTCCAAGTAATATAATTAATTGGAGTATGGTAGTTTCTAAAGGTAGCTCAACTTTCTTAGCCGTTTTGCGAAATTCAGTTACAGTAAATACGAATATATCTAGTTTACCTATAGGTATTGTAGGTTTCAATATGAATACTGACCAAATTTTTGTATATAAAAACAAAGAGTATATTGAACAAAATCAAGAATATGTATTGAGTAGTAATGGAACGAACATTGAAAAAACAAGTGACACTTGGAATGGATTAACTGTGCCAATTTATTTTAACTTTGTAGTATTTAAAAATATAGTGCAAGGAGTAACTTTAAGTGATGGAAGCTTAATTCAGATTAATAGTATTACATTAGATAAATTAAATGTGGGTATACAAAGTCAGATTAATAAAGTCGGCGATTCCTTTTTACAAACTACTGCTCAAAATTTGAGTGGAGGTCTAAACGAATTAAAAATAGTAGTTGATAGTAGTGCAATAGCCGTTGCTAAGAAAATTGAAAATAAAGGCAATACCCCTGCTATTCAATCTGGACTAGATGCGTCAAAACCCAACCCTATTACAAATATCAATGAAATATATGTAGCTACAGATTCTAAGAAAATTTATAGAAGCAATGGTGTTGCTTATGATATGATAGGCGGTTCATCTACAGTTACAGATAATTTTGTGAGCAAAACTCAATTAGAAATTGATGCAAGCGATTTAAAATTTACAGGTACTAAAAAAGTAGATTTATTATGTTGGGATGGACAATCCGTTTATAAAAGTACATTGACAACAGGGAGTATTGGTCTAACAAGTCTGACAATCAACAATTTAAGATTTGGTAATTATGTTCTAATGATTAGGTTTAAATCTGCTAATAATGCTTTAGCTACAAACGCAATTAACGCAAGTGTGTTGAAGAATATTAGTGGTGTATTTACAAGTATTTTAAATGCAAGTAGAAATATAAAAGCAAATGAATTTACTAATATAACAGACTACCAATGTTTTTATATTAATTTTAAATATTCAGGTATAAAAGCAACTAACAACGAATTAAAAATTAATATAGATTTATTAATACAAACTGTAGCTTATGAAGTAAGTTTAGATTGTATTCAAATTATGCCTGTTGGAATGGGTGTATTTACTTTTTAATTTATAAATATTATAACAAAAGGGTGTGATTTAATGTCATTAAAAAGAGATAATTTCCCTTCTTCTACAGATTTTAGAAATTTAAAATCAAGAGTAAAAGCAGAAATGCTAAGAAGAAGTGGATATGGAACTTTAGTTGCATTCGGCGGAGCAACTTATGATTATACAGTAGTGCCTAAAGTTGATGACCTACCTAAGATTGAACATTATTCTAAAATTAGAGATGTAATGACAAATATAAATATAGCTTCTGTCGGTATGACTGTTAAAAAAGCTGATGATTTAGTAGCTGAAATGGTAGTATTAGAGGCTAATATGACAGTATTTGAAGCAAAGCCAAGAGGTGAGAGAAGTACTAGTGATTGTAGTTCTTTATGTACGGGTACTTGTATATCAGCTTGTACTACTACATGTACGGGAACTTGTTCAGGATATTGTACTGGTTGCACGGGAACTTGTTCAGGAGGTTGTACTAGTTGTACGGGAACTTGTTCAGGAGGTTGTACTAGTTGCACAAGCTGTACTGGTTGCACGGGAACTTGTTCAGGAAGCTGTAGTGGTTGCACGGGCTGTACTAGTTGCACGGGAACTTGTTTAGGATATTGTACTAGTTGCACAAACTGTACTGGTTGTACGGGAACTTGTTCAGGAGGTTGTAGTGGTTGCACGGGCTGTACTAGTTGCACAAACTGTACTGGTTGCACGGGAACTTGTTCAGGAGGTTGTAATGCCTGTCCTAGTGGTTGTGGAAGCTCTTGTTTTGGGGGTTGTTCCACTGGTTGTGGGGACTGTACTGGTACTTGTGTTGGTTGTACTGGTGGTTGTACTGGTGGTTGTTGGAATGGGTGTGACGGGAGTTGTGGTACAGGATGTTCTATATGTACTAGTTGCACAGGTTGTTCTGGTGCTTGTGGTTTAAGTTGTACTTGTTAAAAAAAAGGGAGGGTTATTATGAGAATATTAAATGATGTGGAGTTAACATTACTTAGAGGTGAGATGTACGCTTCGATAGCTAAAAATGGTATTGTAACTGTAGAGTTGGTTAAGGATTATAGAGATTCTATTCTAGATATTTCAGAATATAATAAAAAACCAAGTATGATAGTAAGAAATATTTTAAATGCTTTAAGTTGGAATATATCAAATTATTCTAATGACTTAGAAGTGGTTTCCGATAATTATAGAGCATTATTACAAATGGTAAATGATAATATAGAAGAGATAAATATAGATTTCTTTTATAATACGTATAAAATCTCCTGTGCTAAATATAATATAAATCTTATGAATAAAATAAATCTTGTTACTAGAATAGAGATACTTGAATTATGTGATAGTATGATAATACCTATGGATTATATTAATGAGAGTGTAGATATGAAGAATTTACTATTACGTTCTTACTTAGAAAAGTATGAAGTTTATAGTAGTAAAATACCAGCATTCTCAGATAAATTAAAAGAGTTGATAGTTATAAGAAATGATGTTGTTAATGCTCAATATCAGTATGAATTATTTAATTAAAAGATAGGAGAAGGATTATGGAAATTAAGAGAGTAATAATAGGCGAGGATATTTCTGATTATCTTCAACGATTGAATTATGAATTGTTAGGCTACAGAAATCTTATAAGTAGCTTAGTGACTAATACAAATTCAGAATTAAAATATACAGATAATCATTATAGACAGCTAATGCAAGAATATAGGAAATTAAATATAGAGTATATGTTGTCTATGGATGAATTGAAACAAGAATATATTCCAGATGTTGAGATGAAAGAGAGCGTAGTATCAATAAGCATAAACTTTGATAAATGTGAAGTTCTATTTTATACAGGTGGGGGTTGTTCTATACATGAATAAATCAAGTATGTTTCAAGATATCTTCCCTAACTTGTACCCTGAATTAAGAAGTGGAGAGTTAATGGTAAAGACAATAACTCTGGTAAATACACAAGATTGTAATTTAAGATGTACTTATTGTTATGAGCATGGAAAAGGAGAGGGGAAAGTAATGCCAATATCAATAGCTAAAAAGACTATTGATATGTTATTTAAGAGTGATATTGAGAATTCTAAATACTTAAATAATAAAAATGCAACTGCACTTATTCTTGAGTTTATAGGTGGTGAGCCTTTCCTAGAGATAGATCTCTTAGATGAAATAGTAGAATATTTTAAATATAAAGCAATTACTTTAAATCATAGATGGAAGACATATTATATGATAAGTATAAGCACTAATGGAATTTTATATCTGGATTCAAAAGTACAGAGGTTTCTTAAAAAGAATGATGGAAGAATTAGTGTTACAATAACTATAGACGGAAATAAAGAGTTACACGATTCTTGTAGAGTATTCCCAAATGGAGAAGGAAGTTATGATATTGTTGAGAAGGCTTATAAGAAATATTTATCTCAAGATTTGAATGATAGAAAAGCGACTAAATTAACATTGGCTCCTGCTAATGTTAGTTATCTTTTTGAAGCAACAAAACATTTATATAATATGGGTTTAACTCATGTTTTTGCTAATTGTGTGTTTGAAGAAGGGTGGACTAAAGAACATGCATTAATATTATATAATGAGATGAAAAAACTTGCAGATTATCTTATTGAGGATGAAAAAATAAATAAGTATACATGTACTTTATTTGAACCCACTTTGGGTAAATCTATGTTAGAGACTGATAATGAAAATTGGTGTGGAGGAACTGGTAAGATGTTAGCTATTGATTGTGATGGTATAGTATATCCATGTTTAAGATATCTTCCCTTTTCCCTTAAAGAGGGTTTAGAACCTATTGTAGTAGGAGATGTTAATAATGGAGTAGCCATTCTTCCTGAACATAAAGAAAAAATGGAAGAACTTAATTTAATAACAAGACGTAGTCAATCTACAGATGAGTGTTTTAATTGTCCCATAGCTTCTGGATGTGCTTGGTGTTCAGCTTATAATTATGAAGTGTTTGGAACTCCTAATAAGAGAGCGACTTTCATATGTGTGATGCATAAAGCAAGGGTTTTAGCTAATAATTATTTATGGAATAAATTGTTTATAGCTAGAGGGATGAAAACTAGAGAACCTTTGAATATTCCTAAGGAGTGGGCGTTGGAAATTATATCTGAAGAGGAATATAATATGTTAGAAGATTTATCTAAATAAGTAGTGAATTAAAATAAAAAGAGGTGGATATCAATGTACTTATCCACCTCTTATATAGTAAAGGAGGTTAAAATATATGGGATTAATTTTAGGGTATAATGCATGTCTATTTACATGTTCTGATATTTCCTTACCTTCTAATAATTATTATAGATTAGAATTGCAGAATGCAATATTTGATACTATTAATGGGTTTGAAGATTTATCTAAAGTTTATTCATCAGATAAAGATGAATGGAGTTACGATTGCATAATAAATGGAGAATTTAGAGATGATTTAGAAGCGGGGAATATTGATGTCAATGGTCAAGATGTAAAGTATATTTTATTTCAAAAACGTAAAATAGATGAATTACAATGGAATACTATAGCAAAACTTGATTATGACAAAGCTATTAAATTATATCGGATAATGGATTATTATATTGAAAATGCTCAACCATATGAGTATTGTATAATTCCATTAGCAGCAACAGTTCAAGGTGATAGAAATAATGTAGCAGTAATAATTCCAGATTATGATGGAATATGGCTTACAGACAGTCAAAATAATGTTCAGTTATTATACAACCTTGAACAAGGAGATATTGAATTTACAAAATCTTGTAGTTCCACTGAAACTTTGGGTGGAAGATATCCTATAACAAATTACTCTGGTAATTTGGATTATAAAAAAGGAACAATGAAGGCTATGGTTGTGTCAGATGCATCAGCGAGTGGAAAAATAGATATATATAATGAAAAAATCAATAGGAATAATATTATTAATTTCCTTAAAAGTTGGAAGCCAAAGCTATATAGAAATTCATCAACAGGAGAAATGATGATGATTGCTACAACAAGCAATCCTAAGTTTTCACCTAATAATGATTTATCAGGACAAATAGGAACTATTTCTTTCGATTTTCAAGAAGCTGGAGATACTACAAATGATACAGATATGAGGAATAATGGATTTATTGAGTAATGATATTTCAGTATAGGAGGAGGAATATAAAATGGTAACTCAGGCAGAATATGATCTAATGTTTCAATCTGTAAGAGAATTGTATATAAGAATGGCTGTATTGGATATGAATGATAATATAGTCGATAGAATAGAAGGATTTTTAATTGATGGAAATATCACGATTGATAATTCTTCCTCTATAAGAAGAACAGCAGACAGTATAAAACTATATTTAAAAAATAATTTTATTCCTGCTCCTGATAGTCCAATATGGTTAAATAAAAGATTTAAATTAGAAGTGGGAATAAAATCTATAAAAAATGACCAAATATATTACTTTAATTTAGGCATATTTAGTTATGACCAACCTCAAACAAACATAAGTCTTGCTGAACATACTATTACCATTAAAGGTGTAGATAAAATGGCTTTCCATGATGGAACTTATAATGGGAAATTAGATGTCCCTAAAACAATTTGTAATGTAGATGCACCTATAAGTCAAGCAATAAGAGCAACCATTACTGGGTTAGGACATGAGACAAAATGTATAATTGAAGATTGTGTTGATGATAGCGGTGTTATTAGAAACGTTCCTTATAAACTCGAAAAAGATATCGGGAGTACAGAATGGGATATAATAAAAGAATTGTCAAATTTATATATGTGGTATCAATGTTACTATGACATTGATGGTTTTTTTAGATATGAGAAATATAAATTTAGATTAACAGACCCTATTATATGGGATTTTTCAGATTATGATTTTAGGATAACAAGCCAAACAATAGATGATTTTCAAAATGTAAGAAATATAATAAAAGTATATGGTGGAGAACAAGGTGATGGCACTCAACCAAGTGCAATAGCAAGAAACGATGACCCAACCAATAAATATTCAACTGTAAATATAGGGGAACGGATTTTACCTATATCTGAGACGACATATTATAATGTATCCCAGTGTCAAGATTGTGCAGATTATAATTTGTTTCTTCATAGTAACTTAAATGAAAAAATTTCAATTAGTTGTTTACCCATATATTTAATTAATGATGTTAATACATTAATTAAATTTAATGTCCCTGCTCATAATTTAAAAGGAGTCTATATGGTAGATAAAATAGGTTTTCCTTTGAAAATAGATGGGACTATGACAATAGATGCTCATAAGATTTATGATTTGACATCTCAAGAAGATAATGTTCTTTATCCTAATGGTCGATTGTATCCAGAGGATGGATTATATCCTAATATTAATTAAGAAAGGAAGGAGGTTCCTATATGTCAGTATATAATTATATTCCAAATAATTGGGATGGTAATAATGGAGCATCAATAAATACAACTTCATTGCAGAAAATAGAGAGGGGTATAAAATTTTCTCACGAAAGAATAAATAATGTTGAAGATGAAATAAGTCAAACTACTACAAACATTATAGATGCAACAAATAATATTATAACTATAGATGGCAATATATTTACTTTACAAAGTTTTATGAATAAGTTTAATTTAAGTGGAGTAAATGGACAGGTCTTAACTTTAAAAGATGGAAATATTATATTACAATCACCAATAAATGGAGAAACTTCAATAGGCAATATAACTCAATGGGAATCAAGTAAGTTATATACAGAAAATGTTTCAACTGTAATTTATAACAATGGAAGTTTTTATGGATTTTATTTATGTAAAATTACAACTGCTAACATTTTATTTACCCCTACAGATTGGGATTTAATAGGTGAAACAGGATTTATTAAATCTGATAGTACCAATACGCTAAGAAATAAAACTATAGATACAAGTAATAATACTATCACAAATATTGGATTAGGTAATTTCGTAAGTGGTCTTGTTGAAACAGATACTTTTTTAACAAGTAATAGTGACGCAAAAATCCCTTCTACCAAATCTGTCAAGGAATATATAGATAATAAATTAGCTTCCATAGCTGGAGGATTAATAAAAAAAGGAACACTTGATGCTAGTCTAGGTATATTACCCTCAAATGTGAAATTGGGGGAATATTACATTGTCAGTAAAGAGGGAAATGTTGGACAGATTCTACATACTGGAGATTACATAATTGCCAATAAAACTGTAGTAGGTAGTACAAATATGAGCGACTGGGATATAATTCCTAATACACTCTCTAGTGATATATTAAGAGAAATAAACATATCTACTAATGCAGATTTTACAATAGATACAGGAAAGTTAACTAATAGGGGAACTATTAAAACCTTTGTTGATGGATTAACTACTACTAAGGTGAATGTTTCGGATATCATTGATGACTTAATTCACATTGATACAAATAAACCATTAAGTGCAAATCAAGGTAAAACTTTAAAAGATTTACTAGGTTCTTTAAGTACAATTGTAAGTGGGAAAGCTATTCAAAGTGATTTAATTGTTACTAACGCAAATGTTGCCGAAAATACTTCAGCTATAGTATTAAAGGCAGAAATCAATGATATTGGTACAACGGGAAATATAACAGAAACATATAGTGTAAATAAAATACTAGATTTACTGAATAATAAACAAAATATAATATTTATACAAACAACTCAACCTGCAATGTTAACAGACAATATTTGGATTGATACTACATTAATTCCTTATAAAATTAGTAGGTGTGACGGGGTAGTTTACAATCAGATAGGTGGTACTGGAACAGGAGGAGGAACTTTATTAACTGATTGGGTTACAAATACATTTTATACAGTAAATACTAACTTTGTAATTTATTCAAATACAATGTATAGATGTATATTAAGTCATACGAGTGTAACGTGGGACGCTCTAAAATGGCAACCAATTAGTGGTGGTAATTACAACGATTTATTAAATAAACCTACTATGTATTCTCCTAAAGGTATATGGAGTAATTTAACTGCTTATGTTACAAATGATTCCGTAACATTAAATGGTAGTACATTTTATGCTTTATACAATAATACCAATCAACAACCATCAACTGCAAATCCACCTGTTAATACAGTATATTGGGCAGTTTTAGCTTCTATTGGTGCGACAGGTATACAAGGTTTAACAGGTTTAGATGGTGCGACAGGTATACAAGGTATACAAGGAGTTGAGGGTGCTAAAACGGTAGTATTCTGTTTAACTGGTGCGTTGACTATAGGAACTAACAAAATTGGTTGGCTAGCTACAGGTGCTTATACCATAACTAAAATAAAGATTTATTCTAGCACTGTACCAACTGGCGCAGACATCATAGTGGATGTTAATAAGAATGATGTCTCACTATTTACTACTCAAACTAATAGACCAACGGTAATCGCTGGGACAAATTTAGGGGCAGACCGAATCAACATGGATATTGCTACAGTAGTTGAGAATGATTATGTTAATTTAGATATTGATCAAGTGGGTAGTATTATTGTCGGTGGAAACAACCTAATTGTAGAGTTGGTGATAGTTTAAATGGCAACTACATGGAACCCGTCGGATAAAGGTGCAAATGTTATTTTAAGTAATGGCGATTTAACGATGGCATCTAGCACAGGTGCTACAAATGGTAGTGTTAGGGCAAATAAAGGAGTTTCTTCTGGTAAATGGTATTGGGAAATAAAGTTTATCAGCGGATCATCCGTTATGGTAGGTGTTGGTAATACTCTTGCATCTTTAACATCTTTGAGTTATACAACTAATAATATTAGATTATATTATATTAATGGTGCTAAATATCCTGGTGGGGCAGCTTACGGGGCAGCTTACACAGTTAATGATGTTATAGGTGTTGCTCTTGACATGGATGTTGGAACATTAACATTCTATAAAAATGGTGTATCTCAAGGAATAGCATTTACAGATATTAAAACTATAGGTCTTCCAATTTACCCTTATCAATCTTCTGGAAGTAGTACGGCACCATATTCTGTAACTGCTAATTTTGGGGCAACAACATTTGCCTATACTATTCCAGATGGATATACCTCTTTATCAGAGGCTACTACTGAGGTTACTGAGCCCACTATATTGTTGCTTCATATGGATGGGGTAAACGATGGTACTTCTTTTATTGATGAATGTGGCAAAATTGTATCAAGGGTTGGGGATGTTTGTACTAAAACAGCCCAAAAGAAATTTGGAACCGCAAGTGCCTATTTTGACGGAGTTGGAGATTATTTAAATATAGGCGCCTCTGCCGACTTTGCGTTTGGGGGGCAAGATTTTACTATAGATGGTTGGATATACCCTACAAGTAGTTATGAGAATTACGGTGGGATTTTCTCTACTGTGCATAGTAGTTCCGGTTGTGGGATAATGATAAGAGTTTCAGGTTTAAATATTCAATGCCTTATTGGTACTAGCGTAGCCCTTTTTACCCTACCAGTCTATCTTTTACCTTCGGCAAATAATTGGTATCATATAGCAATTGTTAGATTTGGAAATACCTTATGCTTATATGTAGATGGTATTTTGAAAAGTTCAATTGGTTGTGAGGGAATGACTCTTGTAAGCGCTGTTCCAATTATTGGAAGCAGTTACGTAAACCTATTTGACTATCTCTTTGCCGGGTATATTGACGAAATCCACGTAGTTAAAGGGATCGCCCAATGGACGGCAAACTTCACAGTTCCTACCACACCATATTCCTTGATTCCTATTGAAAGTCGAGCATATTGTTTTGTAGTTTCATAATTTTAGAAAGGTAGTGAAAATAATGTTACTGACAACAAACCAACAGAATCAAATCAATGCTGTAAAAGCAAATATTGAGGCATTAACCATTAAACAAGAATCAATTCGCCAACAAACACAAATAGATTTAGGCACTTTGCAACAGCAAATTTCAATTAAACAAACACAAAGGGATACAGATATAAATGATATCCAAACAAGTATAAATACTTTCCAAACTAATATGAATCTAATAGTTTCACCCCCTACTCCTGCTCCTGAAGATATGCTCAAATATGCTCAGGCAATTAGAATAGTTCAATTAGGCGACACTTATAATGAAAAATTAACTGAAGGATTTAATTCAAATGCAACAGGAATTCAGTATCATTTTAGATACAATGAATTTGACCAAAAAAAATTTATAAAGGTATCTTTAATGGCAATTAAAAATAAAATTTCATTCCCAGTTGTCATTTCTGATACAAATGGAGTTTCAGTACTACACACAGCAGAACAATATGATACGTTGGAAAATGATATTAATATGTTCGAATGGGTGTTACAGAATAAACTTGAAGCCCTAACAAGAGAAGTTAAAGCATTAACTATTGTTGAAGACGTAGTTGGTTGGATACCTGTATGGGATTAGAGATAGGAAATATTATTGCGTCTAGAGGAAATTCAAATAATATATAAAATAAGAGACTAATCATTAAAAATTAGTCTCTTATTTTATATTATATTAAACCCTAAAATTTATAAACAAACAAATTAACCAAGGAGAGTGTATGAAATGCACTAGTTAAATTATATAAAAATATACATAGAAAGTAGGTACATAAATTATGAGTGAATGTCCAAACCAATTACAACAAGAGCATATTAAGTCAATTGCAACGCTGGAAACTAAGGTGGAGAATCTTGAACACAAGGTTGATGATTTCTCAATAATGAAAGATACGCTAGTTGAATTAAAAGCTTTATCAAAAGAGCAATCAAGTTATAATAAAAAATTTAATGAAATGTATGAGAAATCTATTGTATCAAATATTGAATTTAGTAATACATTGATTAATATTAATGCTAATTTAAACTCTTTAAATTCTGAAATTAAAGGTGTTAATGAAAGAATTGATGAAGTTGAATTAAAGATAGATGGTATAGATGATAAATCCAAAGTGGATTTTTTAATATTAGTAAAGCAATATGCTATCCCAGTAATTATGGGTGGAGGTATTGTTTATTTTATATTAAGTGTAGTGGGAAAAATATAAGTTAAATATTTAAAATAAGATATTTAAGATAAAGGATATAAAAATTTATGAATAAAAGAAATAACAATAAACAGCAAAATAAAAACAAGGGTATAGAAAAACTTCGTTAGGCACTCAATTTAACTATAACAATCCCTCGTTACTGATATTTTAACATTGATTAGTAGGATTGTAAAGAAGTATTAATTTTAGAATTATAAGGAGGTAAAGGAATGATTAATTTTATAAAAAAGATGCAAACCAGTAAAAAAATTACTTGGCTATTCATAATAGTTTATTTATTCGGTTTGTTAGGAACAGCAATAGCAAGTATGAAAGGTTTTGATTTAAGATTTATTATGGACTATCTTCATCAGATAGTTTTAATAATTGTTGTTTCTTACTTTGGGTCTAAGACTATTGAAAATTTTGAAAAAATAAGAATTAGTGTTAAAAGTGGTAGTGAAGATAGTACTAATTTAAGTGGTGAA